ATCACCACGGCGATCAGCCGGCGCTGGCCATCCACCGCCGAGGCGATCAGGTTGAACCCGGCGCCCGAGGTGTGGCCGGTTTTCAGGCCATCGACGTCATGGTTTTATCCCACAGCAGACCGTTACGGTTTTGCTGGGTGATCCCGTTCCACGTCAGGCTTTTCTGGCTGTACATGTGGTAGACGTCTGGTTCGCCATGAATAATCGCCCGCGAGAGCACCGCGAGGTCATAGGCCGAACTGTGCTGGCCCGGGGCGTCGAGGCCGTGGACGGTTTCGAAATGGGTGTCCCGCAGGTGCAGTTTTTCGACATACTGATTCATCAGGGCGACAAACTGCGGCTGGCCGCCAGCGACATAGTCGGCCAGCGCGACGCAGGCGTCGTTACCGGAGTCGACAATCAGCCCACGGCTGAGGTCGCGGACGCTGACGCGATCCCCTGGCTTTAAGAACATCAGCGATGACCCGTCGAACACCGGGTTGCCCTTCGCCCAGGCGTCTTTACCCACGGTGACGATGTCGTCAAAGGTGATACGATGGCTGTCGATGGCGCGGTCGACCACGTAGCCGGTCATCAGTTTGGTCAGACTGGCAGGATTGCGCTGCTGATGTTCGTTACCCGCGGTCAGGACCTGACCGGTGGTGTAATCCATCAGCACCCAGGAGCCAGCCTGAATGGAAGGCGGCGCGACCGTAGCAGGTAAGTCGACGGCAAATGCGCAGGAAACGCTCGAAGCGAGCAAAGATACAGCAATAAACAAACGGCCTTTCAACGGCATATCCTCTAGATTTACAGATCCGCCGTCCTTTTTACGGAACTTCGCGTTTCATATCAGGGTTTAATTGCAAGAAAATATGACACAGCAGAGGAAGTTGCTTGCCGCGCCCCTTCTGATGACCGGGCAAATCGTTTACCATACCGGTCGCACGCCACCACGGATAATGAACAGACTATGCAAGATAGCGTCAACCAGCCCGGATCTATATCCACGACTACTAACATCAAAATGTAATACATTGATTTAAATATACTTATAAAAACAAAACATTAGCTAATGTACTAACTTATGTACTCGTATTTCTATTCAGTCGCGCGATACCACGATTGCCAACGATAAAATGTTCGTACGCAGCTCGCGCACGCATTCCGCCGTCTGCGTGTCCGCCTGCAGATCGGCGTCACTATCGGCGCCAGCGTCACTTATTCTGCACGGCTGGTTCATCAAATCCGGGGATGGTGTTGGCCGCGTCGATTGCTCGCTGGCGCAGCTGCACAGCAGCAGGATCAAATTCGCACACAGTATGATTCGGGTCGTTGACATATTTCACCACATCACGATAAACGGTACGGTAAACCACTTTGGCTTCAGCGTTCGCCGTCGCCGCCTTCTTCTCGCCAGCTGCTACCGCCTTCTCCTGCTTCGGCAGCCTTTCTTTAGCCAGGCTGTTTACGTGCTCAGAATGCGCGTACCAGCCCTTCAGATATCCCGCCCAGAAAATGCCGGCGCACACCGCCAGCACTCCCCCCACAATCACCAGTTTCGTTTTTCCGTTCATTCGTACAGCCCCCAGCACGTCAGCGCGCTTTCCTGATCCCGGCGTTCAACCTGCCCGTAACAGCCGTTCTTCTGTCCTTTCGTTAACCGGCAATCCCGGCCGCCGTCGAATACCCATCGGCGGATTTCAGCGCATGCCCCTTTACGGTCGCCGGCATTCAGCTTGCGGTAGAACGTTGAGGGGAAGCACTTACCGGGCCCGATGTTGTACGGGCAGAAACTGGCAATGCCGACTTTCTGCGGAGGTGTGAGCGGCACGTGCACGTTCTTTTCAACCCACGCCAGCGCCTTATCGCGCTCGATGGCGTTAACCTGGCCGCACTTTGCCTGCGTCAGCCGCATACCTTGAATGACGGGCCTACCGTCCACACGCGTGGCCCCGCGGCAAATGGTCCAGATGCCAGAGCCGTCTTTATAGGCGGTGAGACTGCTCCCCTCTTTCTCAGTCAGAAACTGGTCCATCAACACCGGCGCTGACGCGCCAGCGGCCAGAAGCGCCAGCATCGCGGCGCTGAACTTAGCTTTGTTGCTCATAGTCGCGCGCCTTTCGCCGGTCATCTTTTATTTTGAAATAAAGGTTGGTGAAGTAGGTCAGCAGACCGAAAACGATACTGGCAAGAACGCCGATCGCCGCCCACTGGCTGGGGCTGACTTTATCGAGGAGCTGGAGCAGCCAGTAACCACCGCTGCCAATAGATGTGACGTAGGAGGCTCCTGCCGCTACGTCTGAAAGGTTGTTCATTCGCATGCCTTACCCCCGCGGGGTTCACTGTGTAGTGAAGCGAGGGTAAGGCGTTAATCAGGTCGGAATCCTGACCTTATGAAACGGGAAGAGGGAAATCCGCAACCTGATAAGCATTCGAAGCTGCGTAATCTTTATCGACCACTTGTTTAGCGTCACCGGATACCACAACGCCGAAAATAACGCCGTCCACATCAAACAGATGTGTCACGGATCCGTCAATTTCGTTCTCTATTTTGAGATTGGATAAATATTTAATAGCCATTATTTCACCACCTTAAACCAGATACTGTTTAGCCAGTTCTACGGATTGAGAGATGATATCCGTCGCAACGGTATCTTTCCCGGTAAGGTTCATCACCATCGGTCGGCCTACCTTCATGCCGTTCCACGGACTGTGGATGGTCGCAGGATAACTACCAATACGCGGAAGATTAGTAGGCTCTGGCACAACCCCATCCCATGCGTTATTTGTGGCCGTAGCCACCAGGATGTTATCGACATAAATACGCGTGATCAGCGTACCAGGTGTCGTTTCGCCATCAGCATATACGGAAACAACATGTACGCCTCCATTGGTGAGTAATGCGAGTTGCGCCGTAGCCGAAACAGCAACACTGCCCATCGCAGCCCCCTGCACAGAAGTGAGCACACCGGCAGTGCTGACAATCCCCCACACGCCGAAATTAATGTTTCCTGCGGCTGTGTTATTCATCCGGCCAAGGAACATCGGGTAACGTGTGGCTGCTGGCGTTCCATAACCAGACGCGGGCAGTTTTAATGCAACACTAACCAGCGCACGTTTACATCCAGCGGGTAAAGAAAACTCATCTGTTGGCAGCAGCGCATAATCGGTGGTGCTGGGTTCGGTGCCGTCAAATTTCAGCATGCCCCCTTCCAGTACTCGTGGCGCAGGGCCATTTGTTGCATTCGACCCGTTATGCACCAGATTTTTCATATTTGCATATGCAGCTACCGGAGAACCGGCTGAGTAACACTGATCATTACTGAAATCCAAAAGACCAAGCGTCTGGCTGCGGATAATAATTGAATCTTTTTCAAGATACATGGGGTTATTGCCGCTTTGTTTTGGCGACGCATCCGATACAACAAAAATACCCATATTAATAACCTCGTCTCTGTCGGAACTCATAAGCCACAGATGCGTATATCCCGTAGCCCACAGTGTTAGGATGCCTGTCATCAATGCGCAGTGATAAAGGCGTTATATCGTGGCCGTAATCGATAACATCCTGGGCTATTGCAGGATTATAATTAGCAACCAACGTTTCGCGCAGGTCCAGGCCGTCATTGCCACGCGCGTAATAATTTGGATATTTTTGTGACCAGTGGTTATTCAATTCCAAAATACGCGTATACCGGATGCCGCCCAGAAATTCAGTGGAATAGTTATCCGCTGTCAAACTTAGCAAAATAATGTTTCTCCCGCTTCGTTCGGCGAAATCTACCATCGCGTCAACATTTGCACGAATTGCCTCAACATCATCCGTTAAATCTACATCGGTACCTGAGCGAAAATCATTTATTCCTGCATCAATCCACATTTCAACGCCTGAATAATCCTGCAGTGCATAATCCGGCACGAAAAGCGAACCAGGCAGACAACGCACGCCGGTACCCTCCAGCGCCGTCAGCGTATACACCTCCGTTTTGGTGTTGTTGTTATCGCCGCTGGCTGTTCGGGTGATTCGGCATTTCACGCCACATAACCAGCCGTCGATAGTTCTGGTGACGTTATCCAGATTCAGCCACTGCGCGTTTGCCGGGGTCATGCCGGACATGAGCGCAGATGCCAGCATACGGGCGCTATCGGTAGCCGTGCCGTCGAGCAGCTTCGCCACTTTGGATTTTGCGCTCTGCGCATCGAGAACCGTTTCGGATAGCCCTGCACCGCGCAGCGGGTAGGTGTAGTCGTAGCACTCCCGCCAGACGCTTTCGTGCACCTGGCGGGCCGCTTTCAGAGAATCGACACGCTTAATCAGCCGTACGGCCAGTTCTTCCATCGGTTATGCCCCTAAGGTGTTTTTCGCTGCCTGTGCGCCGGTGGACAGCAGGGACGAACCTGTATCCGTTGCACCTTCAGCACCGCTAGCCAGCAGCGAGGAGCCTTTCTTGCGCTTCTTGCGCGCTGCTGCGTCGGCATTCGCGGCCTTCGCAGCAGCGTCAGCTGCTTCGTCGGCCTCAGCCTGCGGGTCTGACTGAACAACTTTTGGTGTACTACCACACATAAAATTCTCCTTAGCCCGGAACGTGCCAGCCGTGTTCGGTTAATACAGGTGCGCCGCGTACCGGCTGCGGTTTACCCTCTTCGTTCGTCACCGTTGCGCCCGCGCTGCCGGTGGTGGCCTCAGTGGCTTTGCGTACGAGGTTGAGGAAGTCGAGGTTGTCGGTAAGGCTTTGGTCGGTAAGGTCGGAGAAACCCAGCGATTCAAAGCGCGCGATGATGGCGGCGCCCTGCTCGTTGATGGTTGCAAGAATGGCGTTGCGGTTCGCGAGTGCGATTGCTTCGGGGTCAACCGTTGGGGCTTCAGAGGTCGCCAGCTGCTCGCCGCTAATGCCGACGCCCGCCAGCGCTGCGCCGGTGGCGTCCTGC